TTAATTCGACTTTGATCGTCGATAACTCATCTTATACAATTCGCGTAGCGCGGTTTGAGGATAGCAGGCGACTTATTTGGACAGTGGACACCGTACCATCATGATCATGGCGAAGGTAACAGGTCTTCGGGAGGCCATGTATAACATCGCGGAGGACCTGAAAACGGTTATTCCGGATGCGATGGGGAAAACTGTTGAGAAATGCGTTGGAGACCTTCAGGCACAGGTAGTTGAATCTGGACTTGGAGAGCGTTTATCAAGAACATGGCGCGGTAGAGTTTACGAGAACAAAGGAATCGACGCCGCTGGATGGATTTTCACCAAAGCACCGCTGATTATCGCCGCCTTCGACGAGGGAATGGTGATAGTCGCTAAAAATCACAAGTACATGGCTATCCCAATGCCTTGGGTTCCAAGAGCTGGGGTCGGAGGTCACAAAAAGATGACTCCGATGCAAGTTGAGAACTATTTTCATAGAGCCCTTGATATGGTCTTTGGTAAAAAGGGTATTTACTTAATTCTTCCTCCGATGGGATCAACCGGAGATAAAAAATATGACAGGAAATTCAGAAAAGGACTTATAGAAAAGGGAATCATAACTGTTCAGGCAAATAAACCTGTCGTTATGTTCATTTTAGTCAAACAAGTGAAAGACCCAAAGCTTTTGGATTTGCAATCTGTTGTAGATAAGGCTGTTGATTTCTTGGAAAAAGAGATCAACGATCAGGCTGCGTCGTGAGGACTCAAAGATGACCACCACCTCAGAAGATGCGTTGAACGCCCTCCTTGCGGCCCTCCAGACCATCACAGGCCCGCAGGTTGATCGCGATCTCGACGATCCAGAGTTCATTCCCGATGCCGGCATCATCTGCCTCCGGGATGGAGTCACGGATTACGACATCAGCTTTTCTCCGATCACCTACCACTGGAAGCATGAGGCAGAGGTCGAGGTGATCTTTTCTGATCCCGATGGGCCAACCAGGAGAAACGGGCTTCAATCCCTCCTGGCGGCTGTAGAGCGTGCGATCAACGCAGACAATACGCTTGGAGGGGTCATTGATTGGGGATATATCATCAAGAAAGAGGTTGCTGATGTCCAGGTGCCTGGAGGCGTTCCGCAACGCGGGGCCATCTTGACCGTCCTCATGCTTTACAACTCGAACTCGTTTGCGGCGGGTTAATGGAGGGTAGAATGACCAGCGTTGTTTCAATGGGCGTTCAGACCGAGCTTGCTGTGGCCTTTGAGTCGACCTGGGGGTCGGCTGCGGCTTCTGGCTATCGGCTGTTGAAATTCAACAAGATGACGTTCGGCGTCACCCAGAATATCGAGAAAACTACAGTCCTCGGCGTCGGGCGTGGCCGAGAGGGAAACGAGATCAATCTCGGGGCGATCACCGATACCGGGACCGTCGAGGTTCCGCTGGATGCGGCTGATATTGGCTTCTGGACCAAGCTGTTTTTCGGAACTCCCGCTACTTCGGTCGGTTATCACAAGGCCACTGGCGGAATAACCTTCAGTCAGCAGCCGGCCAACAACTCGACCATCACGATCAACGGCGTCACCTGGACGTTCGTGACCGGCACTGCCGTCGGCAACCAGACTCAGATTTCGGCTGTCAATCTGGCCGGAACCCTGACCTCGTTGGCAGCGAACCTGACCACCTATGCCGGCGGCACCAATGCGCTTACCGGATTCACCTTCTCAGCCACCACCACCAAACTGAGCTTCAGCACTCCGGTCTCGGCCGGCGCCGCTGGAAACGCCTATACCTATTCTGCCGGCTCCAGCCCGGCGTCCAATGGCACCGTGGATGGGGCCAAGATGACCGGGGGCACCCACAAGCATACCTGGAACAGCGGCGCCGACACGCTTCCCAGCGCTACCGTGGTCATCGCCCATCTGCGGCCTTCGGCCTTTGAAACTCACGTCGGTGTGATGGCCGACACCTGGGCTCAGACCCTCGACCCGAAGGCCCCGCATGGCAACGTCACGATCGGTCTAGTCGGCCAGACTTCGAGCTGGGCTGGCACTGAGGCCATCTCTCCGGATTTAGCTACCGCCCGGCGCGAGGACGAGTTCACCACCTTCGAATGCAATGCCACCAAGAACGGCGCTGCCTTCGGGGGGATTCTTGGGGCAACCATCAATTTCAACAACAATCTCGACTCTCCTCGGTGCCTCAATGATGATGGCATGATCTCCGACAGCGTTCCCGGCATGTTTGATGCCTCGGGGACTCTCAAGATTCGGTTTACCGACCGGACCTTGATCACCAACGCCACCGAAACGACTCCGATCGCTCTCGCGTTCACCTGGAACGACATCAACAACGTGGGCGGACTCAACGCCTTTCAGCTTATCATGAACGAGGTCTATCTCTCCATGCCGAAGGTGCCGATCGACGGTCCCGCCGGCCTGGCCTGTGACTTCAACTGGACCGCCCGGTCGCTGGCGGCCTATTCTGTCACCGTGGTTCTGGTCAACCAGTACACGTACGCCTAACCCTCATGAGTGCCGCGGCCTCATGTGCCTTGGCCGCGGCACTCCCTATTCCCTGGAGTGAGCCAAATGATTCGCCTCAATCTCGACGCTTCCGAGTTTCGCTGGATCGACTTCCCTGGCGGGTCTCGGATCAAGGTGCGGCCGATGGAGTCCTGGATGCGGACCGTCGCGCAGGAACGGGCCGTCACGACCATGCCGCTGACGCCCCAGGAGCGCGCCTATCTCAGCAAACCTGGCGCCGACCTTCTTACCTCGATCTTGAATGAACCTCTCCAGGCCGCGGCTGGGCGCCACCAGCGGGCATCCCTGATGCTGACCTATCTGGCGATCCTCGCGATCGTCGAGTGGGAGGGCTTCGGAGACGCCGCCGGCAACCCGATCCCGGTCTCGGAGACCGCCGTCATCGTGATGATGCGGAACGCCGATCTCTTCCGTCTGTTCGTCGAGAACTATCTGAACGACTCGACCGTCCTGGACGCCGAAAAAAACGCCTCCGCGCCCGCGCCGACTGGCATTTCGGAGGCGGGCACGGATACTGCGGAGAATGTCGAAAAAACCTCGACCCCTGCGCCGAAGGACAACCCATCGGAGGAAAATACTGCCCCTACCACGAGCACCGGCCGGTAACCGAAGAGGGCGCCCGCATCTGGGATTTAGTGAGCAGAATCGAGTCCCAGATCAGATTATCCTCCGGAGGTGCGGTGATCGGATTTGAGATACCAGGCGTGTTCGCCATCGGCAGAGGGCTTGGTATTTCCGACCGAGTTATGGCAGAACTGATACCGGCAGTCGAGGCGGGACTTGTCACTGGCATGAACCGTCTTCTTGAGGGTCAGCGAAGGGGGCGATGATGGCCGACAAAAAGATCACCATTCGCCTTTCCATCGCGGAAGCAGACTCAGCAGCGGTGATAGCTGCCCTTGAGGGGATCGGTATAAAGGGCGAAGAGGCGTTGAGGCGGTTCACCAGCTTCGACACCTCTCGCGCCGTCAAAGCCTTCGAAACCTTGGAAAAGTCGGTTGATCCGATCGCTAAGGCTACCGCCGAGTATGCCAAGGCTCAAGATGTCTGCAACAACTTCATGCAAAAGCAGGCCGATGGCGCTGATCGGGCCGCGGCTACGCTCGCGAAGGTGAAGGCCAATCTCGACTCGGTGATTGAAGCCCAGGCGAAGATGAGTGCCGGAGCAGTCGTAAATCGTCAATTCGAACAGATGGAGATGGCTCTCAATCCGCTTGCTCGGGCGACCGCCGATTACAACAAACAACAGGAGTTGGGAAAGAAGTGGCTTGCTGAGAATGCTAATGGTCAGGAGCGTTACAACGAACTTATGCTTTTAGCCAAGAATCATTACGATCAAGTTACTGGAGCGTCAAAGAAGATGGGTGATGAAACCCGTCTTAATGCTTGGCAGATGACCCAGTTGTCCTACCAACTTCAGGATATGTTTGTTGAAACTGTCGGTGGTATCAGTCCATTCGTTATCATTTCTCAACAGGTTCCACAAGCGGCAATGGCTGTTGGTGGATTTACCCGTCTGTTGCAACTAGCTCTGTCCCCAATCGCTCTTACTTCCTATGCGGTTTTGGGACTTGCTGGATTTTTTGCCCTTCTATCATATAGGTCAATTACGCTGGACAGCCAAGTTCGGAGTCTGGCGGTTAGCCTTCAGGCGTTCGGCAACGCCAGTCAATCTATCTCCGGCTTAATGGCTGGCGGCAAGGCTGTTTATGCTGCTGGAGGATCAAAAGATGACGCTTCTTCGATGGAAGCTGAACTTGTCAAGTCAAAACTGGTAACTGATAAACTTGGCACCGAATTGATGTTGCTTGCAAACAATATGTCTGCTGGAAATGGAGTTTCTACCCCAGATAACTTTAGGAAACTTATTGAGATAGTAACTCAAGGGCTTCCTGCTATCGAGAGAATGGATGAAGATATTATTCATCTTTCTGTATCTCAGATGGAGGCAGTTAGAACTGCTTATGCCCACGGAGAATCCGCAAATGGTCTAAAGATAGTTTTGGACAATCTTCACGGAACATTCGATGGTTTACGTGAGAAGTCCATGAGTCCTCTTGAGATAGAAATGAGGAAGTTAGGTAATGCGTGGGATACCCTAATAAACCATCTGGCTCAATCTGGAGCTGGAACAGGTGTTCTTGGTTTTTTAAGCGGAACTCTGACCGGAATCGACCAGCTTGCAAAATTGTTTGGGAGTTTTGGTGAAGGTGTAAAGCCTCCTAGAACTCAGGAGAGCATTGAAGATCAAGCCATAGCATCGGCTAAGGATAGGCTTGCTGATTTTGAGGGGCAATATAGTCGTCTAGCCGAATCCCGTGACAAACTTAATAATCCTTCGGTTATTAAGCTGATGAATGATGAACTTGATAGGCTCAACGAAAAGATCAAAGCTCAGAAGATACTTCTTGAGGGATTGATTGAAGTTGAACAAAAAGATGCTCAAGCAAAGAAGGATGCTCAAGAAAAAGCAGCAGCAGATGAACAATTCCGTATTAACGCAAAGATAGTACAGGAATCTGTAATTCAATATAATAATTTGACCAATGCCATGAAAGGAACGTCAGATCAACGACAGATAGAGATCGCTGGACTCAACGCTCTGAAGGAAGCAACCAACCGAAAGATGGATGACGATCAGCGCGCCGAGTTTATTGCTCTCGCCAAGGCTACGGCCGAACTGCAATTGATGGCTGCGATGACCGATCAGTCCAGAGTGACTGAGGTGACGATCGCCGGCCAGCTCCGGATTGCACAGGCTTGGAGCGTCTCCGACTCTGCCGTCCGCAAGGCCACCATCGCCCAGCAGGCCGACATCGAGATGGCTCGCTCCAGCCTGCGTTCCCGCCAGGAGGTGATCGACCAGCTCACCCGGCAGGCCGAGGCGCAGCTCAAGGTAGCCGCCGCCGAAAAAGAGACGCAGGAAGAGGAAA